GGAGGTTAACCGTTTTCTCTGCCCAACGAACTGCAAGTTGACCTGACAGCGTGATTGCTTCAGCAACACGGAGATCGAAGTAACGGAAGTAACGATTACCAAGTGCGCCATACAGAGAGTTCATAAGAATCTTGATTGACATTTGTTGGTTTTCGTAATGACTGATGTCACGTTCGATCTCATAGATCCTTTGCTTATCAGACTTATCAGCCTGCTCAAGTAATTGTTTTGCCTCGAGCATTTTGTTCTTGACGAGCCTACGCTCATCGTAGTACTGAACAATGATGGCAGGAATGATACCTTGACGTTCCTTAGAGAAGTAAACTCCGTTTGCGGCTAGAGCCATATTGGAGTTAGGATTGCTTGCGCCATCAAGGCACGTGTCCGGATTAATGTCCGGTTCAGTCATACCCTCGATGATTGTCTCTGGACTCATGTTCCATTGAACAATGATGTTGGGATACAGCGAGTTTAGATCGAATGAACAAACCCACTCGTGAAGACCTACTTGAGGTTCCTTCACGTAACCACCTGGATAGTCAGCTTTGAACTTGTCGGTTGATGGAGGTGGAACAATGTTCTTAGCTGCAAGATCACGATAGATGATCGTATCCCAAATCATAGTTGTTCCAAAAGTATCCTGATAGTTGACACCAGCCTTGTAGGCCATAGTAAGTGCGAGAGTAATCAGACCCATCTTGTCCTCAAGACGGTCAACCAACTCTACGTCCTTGATGTTATAATCAATGAACTTTTGAAAGTCGTGTTTGTACAAGGCATGAAGCGAACTGTGTTCCTCGTAGGACAACTTACGCTCGCCTAGTACAACATGAGCGATATGGTCAAGCTTGTATGATTCCTGTGCGCCATACGAATAACCAAACTTTTGAAACAGGTCATAGTAGTCAAGTTGAGAGATACCATACATTTCGTATGTATCGAGTTCCTTACCCTTGACCGCAATCTTACGGTACTGAACTACACCCCAAGGCGATAGCTTTTTGACCATGTCATCACCCATGATACGAGCGATACGATTGACAAGATAGGGAATATCAAATAGACGAGTATTCCAACCCGTAACGACATCGGGACAATGAGACGAACTACTCCAGTGGTCAAGAAAGGCCAGAAGTAGTTTGATCTCATCGTCACACTTTTTGTATATGACTCTGTGGTCCTGCATATACGAAGCGGATGCATCGTAGTCATACAGACCCCAGACGTAATACGTATTGTCGATGTTGTTTTTAACAGTGATAGAAATGACTGGGTGAGCCGCTTCTTCAGGAAGAGGGAATCCATCGTCGGAAGCAACCTCGATGTCGATCGTTGTTACATTGATCTTATCACGATCAAACTTGATCTCACCTGGGAACTTGTCGTAAATGAATTGGCTGATGTAATTGGTTGTACCATAGATCTTAAAGTTATCGACGTCTTTGTACGTCGCGATAAAATCCTTGGCATCACGCATAGTGTCGAGCACACGTGGCTCAACGCGGGTACCATCGATTGACGAGTACCCAGTGTCCTTATTTGATCTTACATATAAAGTCGGCGAAAACGGAATCTTGCGAAGGACTCGCTCACCGTTTTCGTAACCTGCATAGAGCAGATTGTTGCCATAGCGATTGACGCTTGTATAAAAATTCACAGTTTACCTCCATAATTTAGATACTATTATACCATAGTTCCGCTAGGATGTAAACCATTTTATAGAATTATTTTCTTATCCGGAGTCATTACTTTGCCGAACATCTGCTGATATTGGTTCTTTAACTGTTCGACTGGATCCACCATGAACATGATGAAAGATGGGTTGATATTGAATCCACCGCTAGCGTCTGAATACGCCATGAATGGTGCCAATCCGAGTTGGTTGGCTTCTGTAGGAATCAGGATAGCTACATCAGTAAGGTTATACCCGCCGTCCTGTTCTTTAACATCACAAATTAACTCTTCACCAGTTGCGATTCTCACGATTTTAATATTTGACATATTTGTCTCCATAGTAAAGGAAAGGGCCCCGCAGAGAGCGAGGCCCAGTTGGTTTTAAGATTCTTTCTTATCAGTCACAAAAGAATAGAGCTTGTCGGCCTGTTCTTTGATTTCATCGGGCGTGTACATTTTTGGAACGTACTTAGACCATGCATCAAGAGCGGCTTCATTATTTTCTTTGGCAAGATCCATTGCGTGATAGGCCATTTGCATATTGGTTTCGTATTGACGATCCAATAATTCTTTAGCCATCTGCAAAACATCATAACGGATTTGATAGGGGTTTGACATAATTTTCTTTCCTTTTTCGTGTGTGTAGCGATACCATTCTATGTCTATGTCGGTATGCATGTGTTATATAGCAAGGACTAAAAAGTCCAAGCTACTCCTACTTCGATCTCTCCGCGATCTTCTGCGTTGAAGTCGTAAGTTGTTTCGGCATACGCCATGGTGTTACCATTGATGTCGTATTCTGCGCCGAGTTCTAGAAGCGGGTAGTTCCCATCATCAAGAATATTTACTACGTTCCAATCATCACCACTCGTGTGGTTGGTTTCGTACATAGTGATTGGCATTTCGCCATATACTGATAGCGGCCCTGCTGCTGATGTCCAGCGCAATTCTGGTTCCACCGTCAAGTGATTGGTCTCAGCATCCACTTTGTGATATGCTTTGACTTCAGTGTTAAGGGCAAGACCCATTCCTAGATCTGCCGCGGCGGTAGATGTTGCTGTTAGTGCTGCTACCGCGAAAAGTACTGCTTTCATTTGTCATGTTCCTTTCTTTGTGACAATGAAGAGGGGTTAACCATGACCCCTCACGCGTTTATTAAGTAACGACCCTTTAGACCCAACCCCTAAGATTAGGATTGGTAGACCATTTCAACTGCTTTTGCCGACGCTCAAGGTCGACTAGGTCAGTTGATTTAGATAGGTATTCTTCTATTCTTTCGACTTCAGTCTTCGGTCTTACCGAGTTCCAAATGCCTGACAATGTCTTGAATACATACCTCATTTGTAGATCCTATCAATGGTTTGCTGGTTAAGCATCATTACGATCTCTTCGTATGTTTTCTTAGGATATTCACATCGAAGATAATGCGCTACTCTGCGATTAGCTTCTGCTTGTCTCGCTAAAATGATTGCTTTACCAACGCTTTTGAAGAATCCAACGATTGATTCAATTACTACCTCAATCGCTTTCGTTAAGTAGCTGTGAGCTACCAGTACTGCTTGTGTCACGTGTGTTTCCCCCGTTACTGATTTTTACTTTACGGGGACGCATTTCTTCTGGAATTACTACCTTCAATTGAACTGCTAGGATTCCATCCACAAGATCCGCTCCATGTACTTGAACGTACTCGGACAGCCTAAAGGTGCGTTTGAACTTCTTCGTAGAAATACCACGATGAATGTACTCGCGACCCTTACTTATATGTTCACCTGAGACGGTGAGAGTGCGATCCTTAACTTCGATTTCAAGTTCTTCTTCATTGAATCCAGCGACCGCTAGTTCAATAAGGTATTCTTGATCGTCTACCTTAACGATATTATGCGGTGGGTAGTGGTCATTTGCATGCCGAGCTACTCGATCCAATTCGTCGAAAAGATGGTCGAAACCAACAAAAGATGCACGTGGGAAAAGTTGCTTTACGCCTGTCATAGTTATCTCCTTTAATAAAGCAAGATTAATAATAGAGCCGGGCCTATCCCGCACTCCAATGTTATTTATACATCGACGTTATTTGTTTCCGATGTTATATTTTGGACATAGCTCCCATTGATCCTTATCCTTAAAGGATATGATCTTAATCTGTCGTAACGGAGCCGTGTCCTTTGCTTCCTGCGCGTTAACCGGAGTAATAAGACCCCAGTCGCTAAGCAGTGTCACAATAGTGTTACGACGCTGTATGTCATTATCTACTAGGTTGGATGGTTTACCGTCAAGGAGAAACAGTTCCTTAAAGTGAACGATAAAGTACCGCCCCTGTTTATGTAGAATATGGCATGATTGGTATAATTTGTTTTCTTTGCGGGAGGCTACCCCGATACGAGTTAGCGTTTCTCTCACCTTCAAGAAGTCATCGGGCTCGTTAAGAATTATCTCCAGCATCATGGCTGGAGTCCACTCTACGGCCACATTATTATTATGTTCTTCCACCTTTATAGACCCTCAATCTCAATTCGTTAATCTGTTCATTACTCAGAAGGGTCAAGGCTTGGCGTGCCTTTTCATCGTTATAGCCATAATATTCTTTGACCGCTTCAACCGCAGCAGATTCCTCAGGCTTGAGCCATTTGGAAAACCTTTTGCGCTTTCTAATTGTATTTATCAAAAAGTCAAATTGAAGCTTTGAGTCTAGGTGGTGATACCTGTTCATTTCATTAGCAAGAAGGACGGTATCATTAAAGTATGATAGACCACGATTAGCCATAAAAGGGTTGTACGCCTTTTCAGACAGATCATCGACCATCAGATCCTTTTTGCTGTAGTTGATTGCGTTTAAGAATTCAAAAGGGTTCATTACCAATGCCTCACGACACCCGCTATAATAAAGAAGCAGGTGATCCAATTAACGAATTGCAACAACATACGAAGATACAAACCTAACCTTGCGTGTTCCATAGTCAACACAGGTACCTTTGGTTCGTCCTCGTCATTGCGGCCGATATAGTAGTCTAGCGCTCTAGCTACAACCTTTTCCCAGATTCGGTATTCTATCATACCCACTCCGCTGAGGCCATGATCTCTGTCATACAAGCTACAACATTGAGTTCATGATCCGCTACGAATGCATTCTTATACTGATAGTCAGCAAGAATGAGAACAACTTGAGGAATGGACTGCGGCTGCAGATACTTACTCATGTTGTCATAGATCTTACGAAAGATTGCTTGCGGTTCCGTATCCATATTGTCAACGACCCACTTGCGCATACCCTTGAAGTTCTTATCCTTAAGAGATCCCATAAGTGCATTGATGTTATCCTCTGACAGATTAACAAGTACACCAGCATCAATACGACCTGCGACTGAGTATCGTTGACACTCATTGATCACACGACGCCAATCAGGGAAGTACCGTTCAACAAGAGCGGCTACTGCCTTTTGCTCAAACGGTACACCTTCCTTACCAAGAA